GGGTTAGGAGATGGAGATGGAGGAGAACCTCCTGCTTTTAAACCACTTAATCCTTTTGCAGTTGCAGCTATGTTTGTTGCAATACTAATTCCTGCTGCTATTTTATTAGCAGTTACTAACTTTGCTGCTAACGCTACTGATGCCCCACCAGTTGGAATAGCTAATTGAGCACCTTGTGCTATTGTCGCTGCGTTTGATGTTTGTGTTTGTATTATTGTTCTTGCAATACCTACTGCACTTTCTCCAATTATAGCTGCCGCTTGTAATGCTTTATTATCTCCTGCTATCTTACCAAGTAAAGCGAAGCCACTTGCTATATTATTTAAGTTTGCATCTTGTATTGCTTTCTTTTGCTCTACAAGTATTTTTGCAATCCTTACTTCTTCATCAGCATTTTCTTTTATCTTTCTTAACCTTTCTGATTCTTTTTCTTCTAATTCCTTTTTTCTTTCTGCATCCTTTTCGTCTTGTATTTTTTGTTCTTCTTCTTTTCTTAATTTCTCCTCATCTTCGATAGCCCCTAACCTTGCTTTTTCTTCTCTTTTTGCTGCTACAATTTGAGATGTTACAAGTTTAGCTTTTGTTAATCTTGCAGTTTCTAAATCTATTAATCTTGCTTTTAAACTTGCTTCTTCATCTAAATCTTCTTTAGTTGATTTTGATAATTTGTTTTCTTCTACCTTTGCTTCAAATCTTAACCTTGCTGATTCTATTTCTTTTTTAGTAATTTCTTCTTCTATCTTTCCTGCTTCTGTTAAAAAATCTATTCTTTCTTGTGCAGTAAACTTTTCTTTATTTGCTGCCTTATCAAGTAACTCTGCTCTTTTTCTGTTTGCTTCTGCTCTTTCTACTATTAATGCTCTTTCTAACTTGTCTGCTTTTGCTCGTTGGTCTGCTATTTGTCCTGCAATTTTTGCTTCTTCTTTTAACTCTTTTACAAGTCCTTTAGTCGCTTCTGTTACTTTATTAATACTATCTTCAACACCAGTCAAAGAATCTATGTAAGAACTTCCTGCTGATTTTGCATCTTCTAAAGCACCTTTGAAATCTCCACTAAATACCTTTTTAAATGCACTACCTAAAAACCCTAACGTATCTATAAAAACATTAAACCTATTTGTAATATTTTCTACAATTAAGTTTTTAAAATCTATTAACGCTTGTTTAGGATTAGTAAAAGCATTTATTATACCCTCTCCTAAATTAGCTAACATATCAACAAGGTTACCAGTAACAGAACCGATAACACCCATCAATTTAGCAAACTTGTTTTGTCCCTCTTCTGAACTTGTAAATGCTGCTCTTAAAGAAACTAATGCAATAATTAATGCACCTATACCAGTACCTATAATTGCAACCCTTAAAGATTTAAAACCAGTTGTTAATCCCTTTATAGCACCACCAAAGTTTTTTATCTTACTAACTGCACCACCACTAAATTTATCTAAACTATTTGATGCTCCTGCAAGTTCTTCATTGGTTTTCTTAACCTCTTTATTAGTTTTAGAAATCTCTGTGTTTAGTTTCTCAACATTCTTAACACCTTTATTAGATTTTACTTCTAATTCAATCGTTACTTTTTCTGCCATTTTATTTCTTGTTTTAGTGCCTTATATCCATCCTTTAAACTAATTGGTAGTTTATTTTTACCCTGTGCAATACGTATGTTTTCTGTTTCTCCGTTTGCGTGTTTTAATAACTCTAATATATTTTCTATCATACTTCGTTTAATAATTCTAAACTACTTTCTCCAGTTTGTAGATTTGTAGTAATTGAGTTAATCTTATACTTGTTTTCAGTAATTATAAATGTATCTGCTAAAGTGTGCTTTAATATTATTTTAAGAGGTAAAAAAGCTTTAAACTTTATTATTCTTCTTTGCTTATTAAAGACATCTTTGATGTATTCTTTGTAATTTTCATTAAATAAACTACTATTGTTTTGTTCGTTATTCCATTCATTGTTTTCTGCAAAGAAATTTATAGATTTTTGTGATATATTGTTTTGAAAAACAACTTGATTAGATGGCATAAAAATAGGTGTTGTTATCTCACTGTGCGTTACAGTTGTATCTCTAAAACTAATACTTGTTGGATTCTGTAAAGATGTATAGTGTAGTAAAGGAGAACCGATATATGGCTCTTGGTTATCATCTGCAAAAAATCCATACATAATATTTTTTGGGGATAAAGTTTCTTCATCAGTTAATTTTTCGTAAACCATTTTCTCAAAAGGTAACTCTACGCTATATTCTTGACCAACCCAATTATTAGGAGTTTCTCCTTTGTATTCTAAAGTTGAAAACTGTCTGTTTTGTAATTGATTAAATTTTTCAGCTAAAAGAGTTTCATTACCTTTAAATTTAAAGTTTATTTGTTTGTATGGTAAAGCGACATTAACAGAACTTGAATTTACATCAATGTATTTAGTTATATCGTATTCAACACCATTAGAATAAAAGTCATCTAACTTCTGAACCTTTATAGTTCCATCATCTTGAACGTATGCAGTAAGATTAAAAGTTTTCCATAACCCAGAAAGAAAATCTAAAACTTTCATTTTAGGTAATTGTTGGCTTGGTAACCAATCAAACTTTTCTTCTATTGATATAGTTGTATTATTATCTCTTGAAGAACAAACTAAACAAGGTGGGAGCGTAATACCAGAACTAACAATAGTTGCAGACATTACAATATCTCCAGCATCAAAGTCTAAAGATTCTTGTGCTGAAAATTTAACAGTATATTTACCATTTAATGTACCACCAGAACCACCATTTGTAAAACTATTTGAATTAGTTATACCTAATCTTTCATCTACTAAAGTAGTAGTACCTCCGTTTGGAGTAAAGTATAAATAAGCATTGTAAGGTATATTATTATCTGCTGGGTCAAAAGTTATACTATAACCATAAGAAACATTTGTAGTACCTCCACCAACACCCCAAGTACCATTAGTAGTAAAACCATCACTAACAGATGAAATAGTATAAGTATTAGAACCAACAGTAGCAGCTGCCATCGTTGGAGGAGAAGATGTATTCATATTATACAAGAAAGTATCATATAAAATAACACCAGTTGAATAACTCGCCTCTGCTTCTCCTTTCTTTCTGTGCATTAACATCATCAAACTTGAATACTCCGTAGTACTATAATCAAAAAAATCATTTGAAAAAGTAATACCATATTTTTCCTCAATAGCTTTTACAATTACATAAACTGCAATACTGTATTTTAAGTCTTTCCAAAAAACTCCGTGTTCGTGAACTTGACCACCTCCAGTATGATACCATAAATTCCCATCAACAGATGTATTGGCAGAACTTCTATAATACAATCTATTAATACAAGATATTAAAGATGTTTTTATAACGTTTTGATATAATACAGAATCAACTGTAAAATCTGTGTTGTTACCTTTTAAATTATCTTTTACACTTGCAGTTGAATATTCTTTTGAAAAGTTATCTAACCAAGATAAATCTGAAAGTAAATCCTCTCCGATTAAATCTTTTAAATCAACTAAATTTCCAAAAAATGTTACTTTGTATGTATATGGTTTATTATCTTTTAAATCTACACCTTCAAGTTTTATTTTACCTTTCTTGAAATCAACACCATTTAATTTTATAGTACCACTTGTTTTTAAACGAGCATCAAATCCATCTTCTATATGATAATTATAATAATGTTTAAATATCTTGTTGTTACTTTTAGACGCTGGTATTGTAAATGTTTTTGTAAAATCAGTAAACACTTTTGCTACATCTTTAATATTTTGAATACTCTCTGTTAAAGAAATAGTTTCATCTTTAAATAACTCAACTCTTTCATCCCCTATGTATAGTTGTACTTGTTGCATTTATCTAATGTTATTTATAGTATCGTAAGATTTATCAAAGTCAAATGTGTACTGTACTAACTTATCATTTAAAGATGTCTTATAAGTAATGTTTGATGTTTTAACGTTAATTGGTAAAACTTGTTCTCCATCATCATTTATATTAGTAACCCAAACCTTTTCGGATAGCATCATTTGTTTAAATACTTCATTGTATTCTTCACTTAAAAAACCACTACTCAAAGTAACTGATTCTTTTCCTACTACATTGAAATCTCTGTAAACGTGATTGCTTCTACTGTAACTATTTGAACTATTTAATATATTAGATTTATAAGATTCTTTCTTTATATTCATCTTTTTAACTGACTTCTTAAAGAAATACATATCTTGTAAAGCACCATACTTATTTACAAACGTTACCTTTTTAGGTTCGTACTTACATTCTTGTAATGTTTCTACATTTATAACATCTGTTTTTATTCCGTAAAATTCTTTTATAGATGGCTCGTAAACATAAACATCTAAAGCAGCAGAACCAACGCTAATTATAACTAATCTTGACGGATTACTATCAACTCCTTTAGTACCAGTAACATCATATTTAGTCCAATTACTTGTCAAAGTTATAGTTTTAGAAAAGTAGGTTGTATAATCTCCTCCTAATTCTTGAAATCTTATATCAGTAGTACCAGTACCTTTAAGCCAAACAGATACTGTATAATCACTACCATCTGTTGTTTCTTGAATACCAACTGTTGAAGCGTAACCACTATTTCCTGCAGGACTTGTTACTCTATATGCTAACGCATCGTATAATGGAGATAATTGACTACCAGCTATAACTGTACTTGATGGAACTGTACCTCCGTTAAACCAACTACTACCTAATAAATCTACGCTTGGAATTAACTCACTTCCGAAATCCTTATAAGATACACGAACTTCATCTACTGCACCTATTGAATAACTATTAAAATATGCTTTTAAACAGTTATTAGGTTCGTAGCTTGTACCACCATTTTCTAAAACCCTCTCTTTGAATGTATCCCAATTCTCATTATCCCCATAAATAGAAACATACTTTATTTGTTTAGAACTCTCAAAACTATCATTAAAAGTTTGATTAGCTACAATCCCATCATCTTTAAGAAATACTACTGTTGGATTTAATTCTGTGTAAAGAGGAACTCTAAAAGTGTTATCCTCTAAAACAAACAACTTTTTATTAGAAAGCATTGGAGATTGCTCTTTGATATTTTCTTGCTCAAAGTAACTATAACCATCAAAAGCTATTTGTAAATTTTGCTTACTAAACAAAACTGCGTTAGATGAATTGTATGCAGTAAGTATGTGTTTAACCCATACACCTTGACCAGTATAATCTCCATCAAATGCAGTATCTAAATAATCTCTTATTAATTCAGATGTTTCAAACGATACACTTGGATTACCAGACGCTGGTGTTATTGCTGACTTTCTTAAAGTGTATGTAGGATTAGTAGGTACTTGACTAAATACATTAGATTTATTACCAGTCCAAATAAATACTTGTAAAATACCATAAGACATTGCAGCAAAATCAATGCTTTCAAAATGTGGACTTCTTGTGTTTATTGCCATTATCTATTATTTACTGTTGTTTTTATTAATTGCTCTACATCTAAAGCAAATGATTCTACTAACTCTTTTGGTAGATTCTTAAATGCTTTCTCAAATGGTTTAGTAAAAAACATACTCGCTTTAATACCTTTTTCAAATACACTTCTTGCAATCATAAACTGCAATGATTTTCTACTTATAAATTGACCCTTCTTATCTCTTATTCCTTTTAACCCTTTTCGCACAATCCATTTATCAAATGCTTTTGGTGGTGGCATACCTTTTAAACCTCTTTTACCTCCTTTGGATTTATAACTAAAAGGAGATTCTTTATTTTCTAAATAATTAGATTTAGTACCCTTTACCCCTTTATCTTGAAACACACCGTATTCTTCCATTAGGAACGATAATTCAAAACTATTTTTAGAAACCTTTATATCAGAACCTAAACTGTTGTAAAGTTCTTTAGAAGCGTTCTTTTTACCTTTAGTTAAATTAGTTCTACTTTGTTGTATAACATATTTAGCAAAAGTATTTAAAGCTTTCTGTGTTTCTTTTAACTGCATATATTAACATCATTTTGTATAAATACATTAAAGGTACAAGCCCAACCTGCTAACTTGTTTTCAAACCTTTCATAAAATGGCTCACAACTTGGAGAACCATCTAATTGGTATAAATCACTATGCAAGTTACCTTTTCTTAATAACATTGTCAATCTGTTAAGTACCGCTAATTGAGTATTTAAAACATCTTGCTCATTATCGTTACCTCTAAATATATCTGTTGCAGGCTCTTTGCTTTTATCTACAATATCCATAGACATAACAGTAAGGTTAAAAGAAAGATATTGTTCTTCTGTGGTTACGTTGTTTACAATAATATGTGATAAAGGAAATATAGTTTGTTTTGATAAATCTATTTCTGTTATATCTCCAGTTGTTACTGTATTGACATTTACATCATTAAGTAACTGATTCTTTATAGTTTCGGTAAGTTGATAAAATCCTCTAATCCCTTGCATCTAAAATTTATTTTTTATTTGTTTTGCTTCTAATTCGTTTTTCTCTTTTTCAAATGTCAAGAACATTAAACATTCGTGCATTTTTAGTTTGGTAATATCTTCAAACCGTCTAATATCTGATTGAGAGAGAGCATAAATGCTTGAGTACCAACCCCATTTGCTTCCGAATTGAGATGTGCTTGAAATTCCTCCATCTCCTTGCCCTCCAAAGAGTTCATCATAATTTTGCATAAGTCGTTCCCTAAACGATAAAAAAAAAGGATAGAACCCAATACTGCATCTAATGGCATTGCTTTTAAATGCTCTGTTTCTCCTGCTTCATATTCTTTTATATGGTATCTATTACCCTTTCTTATTTCTACTGGTCTGTAAAGAACTCCCATAGCTTTTTCTATGTTATCCCAATCTCCAATGAAAGTATCTAAATCAATGTACTCCCCAAAACTCATCTCATCAAGGTTAGGAATAAACCCATATTCAATACCATCTATTTTAAACGTATTTACTAAACTTGGTTTACTATCAAACATTTCAGATATAATAGTTACAACAGTTCTTACGTCAGTAGCTTTCAAGTATCTTACTTGTTCTGATTTCAAGTTACAGAATATCTCAATCATCTTTAGAGATAGTTCTGTTTCTGATAAATCTTTTAATTTTATGTACTCTTGGTATTGTCCTAAAGTAACTTCGTTTAAACTATTCGGTACTATTAATTCAACTTTCATATATGTATATAGTTATTTTTAAATTATTTTATTACAAGGTACAAAAAAACCCTTACATTTCTGTAAAGGTTAATTATTTAATTGGTTGTTTTAATTTAATAGTTTTTTAGATAATTTATTATTGCATCATACTCACTTAAATTTTCATCGTTGTAATTAGATAGAAAAAAGTGATTATAATATTTCGGTATTAAATTAAACGCATAATCATATTCTAAATTTGTTAATGGGTGTTTATTGTTTTTTACATCTTGTAGTAATGTATAAAATAAAAATTCGTTATAATTTATTCTATCACTTGATATTTGCTTATCATTCCACCAACCAACAAAATCATTTAAAGTTTCTCTTAACTTTTTAGTAATATCTTTTGCTACTAAATTAAAATTTACTTCGTGTAAACATTCGTCAGTTCTACTTCTATCTACATAACCAGTATAATTTTCTATTATTTTAACTACTTCACTTTCTTTCATATATTATTTTATTAAAGTTAAATCTAATTCTTTAGCTACATAATTTATATGATTCTGTGTAGTTGAACTCCATTGCTTTTTAACATCTCCGTATTTAAAGGAATAAGGTAATTGATATATTTCGTTTCCCTTAATTCTTGCAACAATAATATTATAACTCCATACATTGTTATTTTCTATTCTTAAATTCTGTTTGTGCTTTGGTAATGTTCTCATAATGTTTGTTTTTAAATTTAATATAAATAATTATTTTAATTATATAGTTTTAGCTTTTTTTAATGCTAACTTGAAAGTGTTTAGCAAAGTTGAAGTTCCTGCTCCTCTTAAATGAATCCCTTTAACCTCTTCAAAGGTTTCTGGGTCTACGCTATAAATCCACTCTCCCATTTCAGCAATAGCCATAGAACGATTGTTGAAAGCATATAAAACATCTATTAAAGTAGAAGAAGAAAAAGAAGAAGTTGAATAAGTCATAATATAAGATTTAAAGTTGTTGCTTCATTGCAACACTACAAATATAAAACAAATAAATGTAACTACCAAATTTATTCACAAAAAATGTTAATTATTTTTATATGATAGCGTATTTACCAAAGTTAGGTTTGCTTAATATAGAATAAGTAGAATATCTGACTGCATCAATTATATGATTATTTTTATCTATTGGTTTATTTATCATCTTACCACTTCTGTCCTCTTGCCATTTATAGTTTCTAAACTCTTGTATAGCATTATGACTGTCTTTCTCTATATGTATTTTAAAGCGTTTTAAGAGGTCAATACCTGCGTTGATACTATCAGCACCTTTTAAACTTGGTCTTACGTTAAAACCCATCCTACGGAGTTCCTCAATCAATCTTGGTTCAGCACTATCAAAGTAAATCAATTCTCTTTCAATACCTATCTCTTTCCATTTCCTACTGATGTCATAGGTAGTCATCTGTGTTTGGTATATATGTTCTTTTATGTAGAGGTTGTGTTCTTTCTTGTAAACAGATACTAATGTAGTTGGGTCATTAGAATATCCTGCATCTGCTCCATAACTTATAAACTCTGCATCGTGAGGTATATGGTTTACCTCTGTGTAATTAAATATAGTAGCTTTAGAGATACCCTTTAAACCTAATCCATATATCTGCCAATAGGTTTCATCTGTATCTTTTAAACGTTCTATTTCTTCTGTAATGCTTTTATTTAAAAAGCTATTATCTAAATAAGTAGTAATGTAGAAATCTGCATCTTCTCTTGGTATTACCTTGTCATAAATCCAATGGTACTCATCCGATGGGTTAAAGTCAAGTATTATCTTGTCCTCTGTTCTGAAAATTAACTGTTGCCAATCTTCGTAATCTAATTCGTTTGCTTCATTTATAAATAGCAAGTTTCTTTTTCTACCTCTTACCTTTTGTGGTTGGTCTAAAGATATAAACTCTACAAGGTTTCCATTTAGTTTATATTCGTGATTAGATTTATTGTGATGTAACTCTGAATAAGAATTGTATTGCTTTAGTATATCTAAAAAATCTCTCATAACAGAACTACGAACAGCAGGAAATGTTTTTCTACATATCGTAACTGTCTTACCAGTATTATCTAAACAGTATTTAAAGATAATATAAAGTAAAATGTTATAGGTTTTTCCAGACCTTGTACCACCTTGCTCTATTGTTATCTTTTTATCTGATTTTAAAAGATGTTTAAATACTACGTTAGTTTTTATTTTCAATTATTTCTATTTCAAATTTAGTAGGCATACCATCAGCACCAGTTATCTCTTGACGTTCTACATAACCTCTATTCTTTCCTTTTGTCTTTAAATAGAAAATAGTTTCAGATGTTTTTCCATCTCTTATATTTTCAAACAATTTACTCTCTACAAAATCCAAAGCAATGTTTTCAATATCTTTTACTTGCCTTGCAAAATTCTCATCATCTTTTAACCATTGATAAAATGTTGTTCTACCTACTCCTACTATCTTACAAGCAGTTGTAACAACTCCTAACGATTTTTCTAACGCTTCTATAATTGCTTTTTTATGGTGTTCTGTTCTGTTTTGGTTTTCTTTCATATTATTTCATTTCAAATGATGCTGTTATTCTATTTTTAGATGTTTGCATATTACCAACAGTAGCTCCTTTTGACTGTGAAGATGTCCTGCCAAATCTTGTTGTTATCCATTTATTAGATTTTTTTAAAGCATATATTAAACTTGGAGATGATGTAACAATATTATATCTATATTTTTCTTTTATATAGTTTTTACCTATTTCTTCTAAAAATTTAATACCAAATCCTGCTCCTTGATAATCTGGTAATATAACTAATCTATGTACTTTTTTAATATTTTTTACTTTTGGATGAGGAAAATGTAATACACTTAAAAAACCTGCTAAAA